CTATGCCGCGATTGAGGGTTTTGATAGTCAACGTCTTGCCCGTTGCGTCCGCTATCACTCTATCGCCTACTTTTAAGTCTTTGCCTCGCTTTGTCGTGGTGTTCATTTCTTACCTTTCTTCGCCGCTTTCTTTGGACGGCCCGGCGACGGCCTATTTCTCACCTTTGCCAAATCGCTTTCACGAACAGCGTAAGCCCTGCCAATTCGGGTGGCTGGCAAGTCCCCGCTTTCTATTAGTTGGTTTATACGGGTGCGGTGTACGCCAAGCGCTAGGGCGGCTTCCGCAACTGAAAGTAGTTTCTCCATAAGCGTGACACTCCTACTGTAACGGCGCATTTATATCTCAACAATGCGAATTCGTCAACTGTAGAAAATATCGCTTGACAATATTCTACAACTGACTATATTTCAAGTCGTACCAACTTTTGACACCGAAAGGAAAACCATTATGAACACAACTAAACTCACAGCCCCGCAACTATTCGACGACGATTCAACCAAAATCGCTGAACTCACAATCGTACTTCAACGCATTTACAAACTGGCCAGCACGTCGCCTACCAACTGCGACGAACTGCTTTATCTGATTCGGTACGAGGCCGAAAACGGATTGACAGCCGCGCGTGCGTTATCCGAGCCGGCGGTAGTCTCGTAGCGTCAAGTAGTTGCAAGATTCTTTGCGAACTTGCAAATTGTGCTTGATTGCAAACTTGTTAATGTGCTACCGTAAAAATGCCACGTGAGACGAGCGAGATTCAAAGATTATTTTGCGGTAAAAGGCCGCTGGTCTCGCATCGTCTTACGTGGCTGTTTGACGATTTTGCCAGCGGCCTTTTTGCGTTTTGATATTTGAATTTATAGGGAGCGGGCTACAGCAAAACGGACTCCTGCGCGAAAGCGCCGAATGGCCGAGAGTGATTCCCAGAACTTATGGAGGCTCTGGTGTCAGGGTGTATTTGCTCCCTTCCAGTTTGGCGGCAAGGCGCGTCAGAGTCGGGTAAAACGCCAGTACAGAGAGACGCCCTGACGGGCGGAACGGCCGTAATACAGCCGCCAATTCGATCTTTCTCAAATATACCACGCGGCATAAAGCCTTCGGGTGCAGAGGCCGTGGGGCAGGAAGGCCGAAAGGTTGAGACTGCCACAGCGCCTAACCAAGTTCGCCTTTAGTAGTGGCGTTGTGAAACTGAAAGGCGACGATTGGGATCGAAAGAAACCCCACCTGTTGCCGCTTCGTGAGTCGCGCGCAACGCCGGACGAGAGTAACCGGCAACGTTCTTTCACAACTATTGATTTACGGCAGCAGCGGCGTGGATGGCGACACGCAACGTCTGATCGTCGCTCAGGCGTGACGAATACCCCGGCAATTTAGAGCGGGGGAATAGTGACAGCAAGTAGAGAGGGCATCCATGAATCAACATGGGAACGAGAGAGGACACCAGGTAACTGGTAATGCGGCGCGTTGATGGCTTGCTGATAGACGCGCGATTAAGCGATGCCTCTTGTAAGCCGGAAGGCGAAAATCCAAGCCCTCGTTTAAGTCGAGCCGGTTAAATTCCGGCCTGCTGCCACCCAACACACAGGACTTACCGGCCACCCACTACCGGCCAGCCCTACCCTATCGAAAGGCGTTGCTCTATGAACTTACTCACCAATCCTTACGACGAATACATGGCAGTCACGGTACTCGTTGGCGCCGCCGCGTTCATTGCCGGCGGCCTTGTCGGCTACTGGATTCGCGCCCAGAAAGACGAAAGCCATATCCGCATGCTGCGGGACACAATGAGTACGCAGGCGCGAGTGATTGCACGGCTCGATAAACGCCCACGCAAGACACAGGAAGTACAAGAGACACGCAGGCTGATTCAGCGCTAAGAGGTGCGATAAGTAATGGCCTACATACCCGACGAATGGGTTATGAAGCGGTTAGATATTGCGCTATCAGCGCAGCAGATACTTTTTTACTACTGCGCCCGCGCCGATCAGGACACAGGCGAGACAAACGTATCACCTGAAAAGACTTCCCAAGATTTGGGTATACGAAAAGACCACGTAAACGAACATGACCGGAAATTAGCACGAATGGGCTTTATCACCGTCACAACTGGCGACCACGGGGGGCGAATTGTGCGCCTACTGTCACCCTGGCAGTCAAGAGCCGAAAGAACCGGCCAGCCGATGCAAAAGTCTGGCAGAAAAGCTAGTTCCCAAGTTTTGGGTAACGGAAAAGAGGCTGCTACCCAAGATTTGGGAAGTCCTTTAGATAGCTCCCCAAACTTTGGGGAAATTACCCAAAACTTGGGTGACTCCACCCAAAACTTGGGTAAAGTTACCCAAAGTTTGGGTAAATCTACCCAAAACTTGGGTGCGCATATAAGGAATAACCAGCCCATGAACCAGCCCATAGAACCAGAGAGAGAGCGCGCGCGCGAAAACGGGAAGAACGGAACACACCCAAGAGCGCTCTGTGGTCCCAACGACGACTTTGACACTCCCCTACCCCTAGAACCTCAGTGGACGATGGGAGAGCGGTTTATTCTGAAAGCCTGCGAACTGTGGGAAAAGCCAATTCTAGAAACTAACTGGAAATTGCGAGAGCAGGTAAAAACCTGCGGGCAGTGGGTTGGCTCGCGCGTTGACCCCAAAAACCACAAAGGCGGACGGCCGGAGTGGTTTCAAGAATTCTGGTTCAAGGTACTCAAGCGAACTGTGGCCCCACGTCCCGACTACGTGATCGAGCAGTGGGACGCATACGACCGCTGGCTGATTGAGAATTACGAAACACACCGGCAAGGAGCAAACAGCTAATGCGACACCTGGATAAAAACCGACGACCGAGCGCAATTCGTCCCGTGATCGCCAACATACCCGCCGACCTGCAAGAGCTGAAACAGTGGGTGCTGTGGCGCTATATCTGGAAAGTGGACGAAAGCACGGGCCGCGCTGAGTGGGCAAAATTGCCTATGCAGGCGAACGGCAGCGCAGCCAAGAGCAACGATCCAGAAACGTGGACGACGTTCAAGGACGCGCTAAATGCGTGGGACACGGCGCGCTCGTCCTTCGACGGACTGGGGTTTATGTTCACCCCCGAAAGCGGCATCGTTGGGGTTGACGTGGACAACTGCGTTGACGTGGACGAACACGGTGAACTCCGAATTAGCAAAGTCGGCGCGCGCGTGATTGAGTTGCTGGATTCCTACACCGAGCTTTCCCCGTCGGGTTCTGGGATTCACGTTCTGGTGAAGGCCGAATTTACTGAAGCGCTGAAGGACTCGAAAACCGGAATCGAAGTTTACAACAAGGGGCGCTACTTCACCGTCACGGGTTCGACGTGGGCGGATTTTATTCCGGTTCAGGATCGCACCGCGCAACTGCGCCAGATCGTGGAAGGTATTCGCAAGGCGAAGGCCGCGCTGAAGAATGGCAACGGGAGCGGTCACAGCCACCATTCGTCCGTCATCGCGTTGACGGTTGACGACCGGCTGAAGAAAGCGTTTGCCGCGCAGAACGGCCAGTCAATCGCGCGTCTCTTCCACGGTGACACGTCGGACTACAACGGCGACGATTCTTCAGCAGACTTGGCGCTGTGTTCAAAACTGGCTTTCTGGTGCGAGAACCGAGCCGACGTGCTTGACTCAATGTTTCGCGCGTCTCGGCTAATGCGCGACAAATGGGACGCTAGACATAACGGCAATGGCGACACGTACGGCCAAATGACGCTCTCGAAAGCGCTGGCCGGCCAGATTGAGTTTTACGATCCACAGCGAAGGCCCCAGCCCTCACAGCCTGCAAAGTCGAAGGACGGAGAACCCGCGCTGGAAGACAGATACGCCGAGCGCAAGGCGCGCCGCTTCAAGTTCGGTGAACTGTACGAGCGATCTGACGCCTACCGCAAAATGCCATCCACTACCGGCGAACATCCCGGCTGGGATAACGTGGCCAAGCTGTATCGCCCGCGTAAGGGTTTGTTCACGATTGTTACCGGCATCCCCTCGCACGGCAAAAGTTCGTGGCTGAACGCGCTCTGCTTCAACCTGGCGCTAATGTCGAAATGGAAGTTTTTATTCTGTTCGTTCGAGACGCAGCCGATTGAACAGCATGCTTGCGATCTAGCGCGGATTATCACCGGCAAGCCGTCATTCGTGGCAGCCGACGGCGCGGCGACGGACGAAGAATTTAAATGGGCGTTTGAGACGTTCCCGGAAGCGTTCCAGTTCGCGCAGGTGCCCGATGAGGACATGAGCGTTGATGGCGTGCTTTCTTACGCATTCGACGCGGTGCGGGACGACGGCATTGATGGCTTCATCTTCGATCCGTGGTCTGAGCTTAACCCGCCCTCGAAACTCGTCGGCAACTACACGCAATTCGTTCAGCAGGGCTTGAACAAAATCCGCCGGTTCACGCGCGAGAACAATATCCACACGTGGCTTGTGGCTCACCCAACAAAGTTCATGGCGAAAGGCCAAAAGGACGAAGTGCCGACGCTTTACGACATAGCCGACTCAGCGCACTTCTACAACAAGGCCGATTACGGAATCGTTGTCCACCGTCCCAGCAGCCAAACCGCAGGCGTTAACGTTCACGTCCAGAAAGTGCGCTTCTACTCGACGGGCAAGAAAGGTTCCTGCGCGCTTGAGTACGGCGAGACGAACGGCAGATACACCGAAAAAGAATACAGCGAAAGGAGAACCGTCAATGAATACTCGTACTAACAATTGGGACTATCAAGGCGACTGGTTGAACTACTTCCCACGCAACACGCACAGCACGATTATCAACCTGTTTTGCTACGCGGTGCGCGAGGGTTGCGAGACTGAAATGGAAGTCTTGCAGAACGTCGAATACCAAGCGCGGCGTCGCCGGGGACGCAATAACAGTTCGTGCTTAACCGACGAATGGATAGACAAACTGGTGATCCAGTTGCTTAACGAAGAAGCTGGGAGCTTGGCCGCTCACATCCTGTGGCGCGAGCGACTGCCGCAGGACGAGCGCGCGAAGTTAAAGGCAAAAGCCGGTAGCGTCCATGTCGCGGCGTATATGGCGCAGTACCCGCCGACGGAAAAGCAGTTGAGTTACCTGCGTCGGCTGGGCTGCAAAGAGACACCGAAATCAAGACAAGAGGCGTCGGAGTGGATAGACGCGAGGGTAGGCAAATGACAGGTAGCGGCAAGGAAGACAGTTTTAGCGAGGCGCAGTACTGGTTCCGCGAAGTCGAACAGATCGTGCGTTGGACGCGAGAGGAAGCGGAACGGCTGGGGATTGCGCTGCCAGCGGACTTCGCCAATACGGACAACTGGCGCAAGTCCGAGGCAGACATAGAGAAGGCAATGTTTAAAAGCGACTACTGCAAGACGCGCGATTTATCGCGGTCACACGTCGTGCGGGCCGTGAATTACTGCCGACGCTGCCTCGGCATTGAGAACGCGAAAGGTGCTGCCTAATGGAAACCGCAATCACAGTGCCAACCGCCGAACAACTAACCGCCATCGCAATCAGCGCCATTATCGCTAGCGCCGTCATTGACGCGCGCGGCGTACAAAGCGAACTGAAAAGACATCGCATCTACAACGCGGCCAAAGGGCGGATATGCAAGCTCACTCTGACGCCCGACGAATACCAGCGGGCAATCAGACTACTTACCGACGCATTGGAACTATAGGAGAACAAAATGCCACAAGCGCAAACAGTACCGCAATTTTTAGTCAACCGGGCCGCATTCGCGCGAGAACTTGATTTCGTGTCAATGGCTGGCGAAACCAAAAACACTATCCCGATCCTGGCGACGGTAAAACTGGACGCTGGCGACGGGATTCTAAAACTCACCGCCACGAATCTGGACGTTACCGCGCAGTCGCAAGTGCCAATTCTTGACGTTTCCGGCGCTGGCGCGATCTGCGTTGACTTGCGGCGCCTGTCGGGCCTCGTGAAGAACATAAGCGAGGGTGAGGTATCACTTGCGGTTGAACCGGGCAAACTGCAAGTGAAGGCCGGACGTTCAAAGTTCAGCTTGGCCGGCTGGGAGGTGGACAAGTTTCCGAATGTCGAGAACGTGGAAGGCCAGCTTGTCGCGCTTCCCACCGCTGCGCTGAAGGCAATGATTGCCGCCACGGTGCGAGCCGTAGACGTTGAGGTAAGCAAGTTCGGCAACACGCAGGTAATGGAATTGAGAGCGAGCGGGGGGCGTTTGCTGACGACAGCCTGCAATCAGCAATTGGCGCTGCGAACTGAAGTCGAGATTGCACCCGCGTATAACAACCCGGATTTCAGCGTCGGATTGCACCGTCCATTCTTCCCTGCGCTTGCGTCCCTGTCGGTCAACTCGGACGCCCCGACAGTCTGCGTGATAGGTGAGCGCGCCGTTAAGTTCGAGAACGGCCACCGTGCCGTCTCTGGCAAGCTAATGTCCGGCAACCTGCCGCAATATGATTTGCTGTTTAATCGCAAGAAAGACGTGATTGGCAAGTTCGAGAAGGTTGATTTTCAGCAAGCGTTACGGCGTTTGTTCGTTGTGTCCGACGATACCGAAAAGGGTTTCAAGCCCCTGTCGGTTACGGTGGCGAGTGATTACGTCGAACTTACCACCGAGGCCAAAGACGTTGGGACGGGCAATGACGGCTTCGCCATAGAGTCCGCTATTGCCAATTTCAACTGCCGATCTAACGCATTCAATCTTCGCGGCGCACTGGACGCTTGCGAATCCTCTCGGCTTGAAATGAGCCGAGACGCTAAGTCGGTGCGGTTCGACGCCACTTGGCTTGTTACCGAATCCATAACCCTGCGCTTCACCGCGCTTTGTGCAACGCTCGCGTAAAAGGAGAAAAACAATGTCCACTTCAATTAACGATTCCGCAATTCATGCCGCAATTGAGGCTAATGTCTTCAAGCCCGATCCGTCGGCTGTGCTGCTGGAAGCGCTGAGCCGTGACGGGATTTTCGATCCCGGATTTCGTGCGCTTCTTCGCCTCCACGGCTGCCTGCCTATTGATCTGGCGGGACTGTCCGACGAGCGCAAACTTGAACTGGCGCGCGCTATCACCAACACCATTGTTATGCCGGGATTTTAAGTATGGAAATCTGCCGATTGACTATTCCCGTTGACGTAAACGATCAGAACCCGAACAGGCGCGGCAAACTCCGCGCCTGGATTCGGGCCAAGACCGCCCACAAGCGCGCTGCTGAATGGATTTGGGTTCAAGCGGGGAAGCCCGTTGCCCCATTCCCTGTCATGGTGTCTGTAACCATTCGGCGTGGGCGAACGCTTGACGAGGACAACGCGCGCGCGTCGCTGAAGGCTATTTTTGACGCGCTTTTTAAGCATGCGATCACGCCGGACGACTCGCCGAAGTGGCTAAAGCTGGGAACACTTACGCAGGAAGTCGGCGCGCGCTGGAAGCTAAAACCCGAAGTCGAAATTATCGTTACCAAGACGGAAGGGGAAGGGGTGGGCGGGTGATTCCCTTTTTCAGCACATTCACAGGAATAGGCGGATTCGATTTGGGCTTGGAGCGCGCGACTTGGCGTTGCGTCGGGCAATGCGAGATTGAGCCGTTCTGCAACGCCGTACTTGAAAAACACTGGCCGAACGTTTGGAGGCATACCAATGTCAAGACGCTTACGGGCGAACTTATTCGAGCCAATTGCGGAGAACTTGGCGCCCTCGTTGGAGGCCCGCCCTGCCAGCCCGCAAGCGTCGCCGGACAGCGACGAGGGGCCGCCGACGATAGGTGGCTGTGGCCTGACTATCTGCGCCTAGTGTCTGAAATCAACGACGCGCAAGAACAGCCTCTCTTGTGGGTGCTGGCGGAGAACCCTCGCGGAGTCGCTAGTCTTGAGATTGACGGAATTCAATTCAACGAATGGCTTGCGGGTGAGTTTGGAGTTAGAGGTTACGACCTCCTGCCCCTCAAGCTGGCTGCTGAAGACTTCGGCGCACCGCATAGAAGAGAACGACTCTTCTACATCGGACGACTGGCCGACACCAGTAGCGTCGGATTACCACTCACCGCAATGCACAAAGAAGTATATGAGCCGGCGCACAGGCAAGAGATTGAATCATGTCCTGTGGTGGCTTGGCCGGAAAGACCTAGCCAGGTCGGCACGATTTCGCCTGAGGTTGATGGGATTTCCGGCGACGTGGCTGGATGGCTCAAACCCAGACTAACGGCGATTGGTAACGCTATCGTCCCGCAGTGTGCGGAAGTCATAGGCCGGGCAATCTTAGAGTCTACGTTTTCACGAGAGCGGTAAAAGGGAACTGGCGCGCGCGCGTATAATGCCGCTCTCTTGCGTTTAGACGCCCGTGGCTAGCAGCGAATCGCGCCAGCGTCCGCATGCCCTGCGTCGAGCGCGACAATCCGAGACGTAAACACATTAACACCATTAGACACCCAGCCTACCGAATGGTAGGATAAACCCGCACACGGCTCGACAAAGGATGAAACCCATTTGTCGAGCCTTTTAACCGCAACGGACGTGCGGCGAGTGCGGGCGCGTGGATAATAAACGGGGCTTCCCTTAACTGTCCAACGGCCA